AACGGGGCCATTAATCCCACTTTTTGCATAAATTCCTGTGTCACATATAGACGTGTTGCTATAAGAAGCAGAGTATTTAAGTTTTATGGGAGTAGCTGTTACATCTGTTGCTTTAAGACTATTGGATGCTCTACTCATTTTTTACTTTATTACCAGTCTAATTTAACTCTTATAAGTGCTTCCTTTGTAAAGTCTTTTACTAAAGGTCTTGATAATTTTGCTACAGCTAGTAATTGACTATTGTTATTGTATAAACCTACAGTTGTTACATATGTTTGAGGATTGTAAACCATGCTAGAAAATAATAAATTACCAGATCCAGTTACAAATGTTGGATTTGATGAGTAATTATATTCTTGGTTATTTAATCTACAAAAGACATAATCCGAAGAAATATTTTCTTGAGAATTTAGTTGAAATCCTCCTGCTCCAGTTGTTCCATTGTAACCTCCTGATATTGCTGTAAATAATCTGTTATTATTTAAAGATGAAGTAAATAATCCTGTGTTAGAACTTATTGTAGAAGTGTAATTTGCTCTATCTATTGATAATCCAATACCTCCAGAAGCTGCACTTAATGCTAAAGCTCCTCCATTTAATAATATTATTCCAATGTCAGGTAAGTACATACCATAAGATCCAGAAGCTGTGTACCCATTTCCAATCTGACTTACGTTTGTAGTAGTTGTTGGATATCCATTAGATCCAGATACTAAATCAAAAACTCTTCCACAATCTAAATAATTTACTACTGTTGTAGCATTGCTGTTGTCGCAAAGTTGAATCTTAGTTGTGCCTGATCCTGATAAACTTAAATTAAAAGTTCCAGGAAATAAAGACTCTTTGTATCTATTTCTATCGACGTTGATTACAAAGATAGTTTGAGCGTTTGTTGCAGCACCTCCAAAATTAAATCCTTGAGTAGATGAAGAAACTGCTGGTCCGTATATTAAAGTATTATATTGATTATAGGTTGTTAAGGAAGGAGTTACACCAGGTACTAAAGCGTTATATGGTAAAGATCCTGATCCAACTTGATCTCCATAAGCAATAGCAAATTGAACTGATGCACTAGTTGAGCCTGGAGGTGCGTTAAATACATTTAAATAAAAAGCATTTTGAGTTATGCTAGTTGCATTTGCAGGTGTTTGTACATAGAAGTTTGTTAAGACAGGAATATTAGAACTCCAGGCAGGAGCTGTAATTGAATCTGTACTAATAACAAAATCTGAAGGACCTAGTGTAGTGAATGACATATTATGATTGGTTTACATATGTTACTTGAACTGGAATTTGAATTCTTGCGCCTGAATCACGACCAATTACAGTTAATGTTGTATAAAGAATTGTGTTGTTACCAAATAAAGTGTTAACTGTTGTAGCTGTTAAGTTAATTGAAGTACCAATTACTGTTTTAGATACGTTAGTACCTACTGTAATTGTACCAGTAGCATTTAATGCAGTTGCATCAGGAGTATTAATACCTACACCATTAAACGCTGACATTGTTCTAACATCTCCAATTGTAGCTACATATCCCGATTGCTCAAATGTAGAAGTAGCTCCTAAATAATTCAATGTTTGTGGTGTAATCGAAAGTGAAGCACCTTGCTTAATAACAATTGCGTTATATCCAACATTAATTACTGGTAATTTAGCTGTTCCTCTTGGAAGAGTAATTAGCTTATATTTCATAATCTCGTTGGATTCAGGAAATGCTTGAATAACTGGCATATTTTCTATGGCTTCACCATAAAATGCTGATCCAGATGGTTGATTTGGATTATACAAAGTATAGTCTACTTCATCATCTGAAAGTGAAAATTGTGTAATTTGAAAAGAACCGTCGTTTTGAGCTAGCAATTGTCTACCTGTATTGGTTAAAATTGCGTCTACAACGACTGATGTGTTATTTAAATATCCCATGTTTTTTGTGATTTATCTCTTTATAAATAGATTATTTTGTAAAATTATTGTGTTGTTATTGCTGTCTGGGTTGATAATAATTGTGACTGTACAGCTGCTTGCAAAGTGTTAATATTATTAGTTATCTGAGGGCTTGTTGTATTAGATATTAAAAATCCATAAGATGTTTGACCTGGTGGTTTGTTATAAGTGACAATTACATTCTGCTCATCTTCGTATCTTCTAAGAAGTAAGAATTGTTGTACTAAAGATGGAGTATTAACCCAACTTTCTAGTATAGACGGAAAGGTTGTTATGTATAATCGACCTCCACTTAAACTTGCAGTGTAAACATCTAAATCTTGTGTAACACCATTTTTGTCTTGCAAGATAATTTTATCATAAGGTTGAGGGTAGAATACTGAGTTTATATCACCATATCGACTATATAAACTACTTGAATATATTACAGTATTTGGACTTCCAGATGTAAAATACGGTACTTGCTGGTAAGCTTGATAAAAATTACTTAAATCTACACTACAAGTAATAGCTCCAAAAGAACCATTATTATCAAAGCCTGTAATGTAGGGAGCTGAAGCTGTTGATGCATACGGATAAACCCCTTGTGCAGCAGTAGATTCAGCTACAGTTAGAGAACCTACAGAAACAGACGCTGTGTAATTTTCCGAAGTTCCATTTAATATTTCTTGTAATTGAAAAGTAATTTTATCTCCTGTAACAGTATTAATTGGTACAGTTGAGTTTATAGTTAAGGTAGTTGTTAAATTATCATCAGGTTGAATATATGTTGCATTTGAGGGATAAGGATTTATAAGGATAGTAGGTTTGGCAGTGTCAAAGGTAAAAAAATTGTATGGTGTACTAATGTTAGTATCTATAATAAGTGCGCTTGTTTGTTGGTTCGGATTACTATTTAAATAATAGGTGTAGTAGGAATAACTCATGTAAGTGTTTGTAGTTCCGTAGCTTGGTCCACCGTTAATTGAGAATGGTCCGGTTACTATCTGGGTAGGAGCTATTTGTTGAGGATTTTGATCCCAATTGTCCAATCTCAAAGAAGCTGTAGTTATAATTCCGTCAACATAGCTTCCAGCTGATTTTACGGATTTAAATTGTTGTACAACAGTATTTTGTGGAACACCATTTTGAGCTACTGTGTAACTATAAGTCACTTGTTGATTACTAGAAGTAAACGCTACAGCTATAGAAAAGTTTGTATCAAAAGTTCTTATACCTGCGTAAGGTACAGAATAAGTAGGAAAGTTGTTTGTACTTAAATTCCCTACAGTATAAAAGCCGGACGTATCTATAATTTCATTGTCAAAGATATTATAAATAAAGCCTGTCGCTTTACCTACTCCTGTAGAAGATGCAACTTTCATAGGATATCTAGGAGATACAGCTCCACTAATAAAAAAGTTAGATTGATTTTGTACTAACAAAGTTGAACTAACTGTCGATCCGTTAAATCCAAAATATATCTTAGGATCACTTGCGGTATCAAAGTACAGTTGAGGAGTATAATTATAGCCACTATTATATATCGTTTTTACTCCATCTGTTCCAACTTGGTTAGAGTATTTTTTATTATCGAATTGTTTTATAGTTAAGGTTTCTCCTGCTATATATGTATTTTGAATATCTTGCCAACTTTTATTGTTTTGATTTAATTCTGATAAACCACCAGATACATCTGCTTGATATGCTAATGAAGCATTTACTGCTCCAGGAATAAAAGAGCTAGTCTGTATCTGTGTAAATAAGCCTAACTTACTAGTATAGTAATTTATTATAGGACTGTTACCATAAGAAATATCACCAGAATAGGTTGCATTTTGTGGAGTATAAATATTATAATATAATCCAGATAAATACGAACCACTGTACCTTGGTATAGTGCTTCTAAGTAAGTAGTAATTATAATCCTGTACTTGTGCGTATTGTGAATACGGTTGTTGACTTTGTGAATATGGTCCTATTACATTCGATTTGTTTATAGATTGAGTTATTAATCCATAGTTAACAGGAATAATTTGATTATTATTATAATCTAAATCTAAAAACTTTTGAGAAATTACAGATCCTGTTACATTATTAATAAGATAGTTTAACGAATACGTAGTAAACATGATATTACCACTTACTGCAGTATAAGGTACTGACGATGTGGTAGGAGCTAAATAACTAGAAACACCTACCTGAGGAAAGTAATTAGAAATGTATAAGTTAGATCCACTATACTGTCCTGTATAATTTTCTATTCCTGTATTTGATATGTAAGGAATATATCCATATGCATTTCCTAAATAATTTGAAGAGCTTTGATATTGAACTGGAATAGAAGCGGTATAAGATGTATCATATAAACGACCACCGGGAGCTGATCCTGTAATAGATACCATATCTATAGCACTTAGACTTCCTTCAATAATAGCTGTAGGTTGATGTCTAGCGTATTTATTTCTTTCTAAAATATGAGATCTAATGACAATACCTGTACTTAAATTAGCTCTTGCAGGTACAAAATCCTTGATCATTTTAAACAAGGAGTTATTATAGTACTTTACTGTTCTAATAAAATCCCAAACATTAAATCTTGTTAATCCTGTTTGAGCATTTCCTGTAAAAGTGCTATTAAAAAAAGTATTTTCTAACTGTACTAAAGGAGCGTATGTAGGAGTGTATTGTAAATCTGGTGCTCCAATATATTGCATTATGTTGAAGTAACCTGGTTGATTAGAAGCTGTTACTAATCCTGAGGAAGTAATTGCTGCATTAATATTATCGGTAGGAGAGAATCCTACTTCAATATCAGGAGACGTTTTATCATAGACATTTTGATAATACTGTAAAGTTGTATAAGGAGATAGTAAACTACTTGATATATTTAGTACACTACCTGTAGTAATATTATCGTTATTTAATTCTTGAACACCAGCTATATTATAAATATTGTATCCACCATATTCGTTTACAGATAGGATATCTTCGGGTATACCATACGTTGTAATCAAAGCTTTTACACCCTGATCTGTACCTTTTGTTTTAAGTAAATAAGCTAAGTTATGATATAAGCGTTTGTAAATTTCACTTTTTATTTGCTCTGCAGGTAAGGTTGCAAAACTAGAAGTAACTCCTGCTGATGCTGTAATGAAAGTTGTAACATATCGACTAATAAACTCTTGTCCAAAAGGAGGAAGAGATAGAGAAGCTGTTAAATAAGGTTGTCCTGTTAAAGGAAATAAACTACTACTTATAGGATTAACTTTAGAATATGCACTAGAAGTTACTGGTAAAGCTGATCCTGTTTGGTTAATACCCAATAAAGAATAGTAAATGTTATCAGATACGTTTGTATTTGTATACAAATTAATACCAAAACTTCTCAAAGCATCTCCTACCTGATCTAAAGAAACGCCCACAAAAGGATTGTTTTCCGCAGAATACCTATTGCTCAGGTCTTTAAGATAGATCCAAATATTATCAAAATGTTGACCAATCATGTCTAGGAATACTAAGTACGGACCATTATTTTGATCATCTCTAATATATCCAGGAGTTGTATATTGTAACCAATCTTTATTACCATTATCGTATAAAGATGATGAGAAATACATACTCATTGTATTGCTGGTAGGATTTATGTATGGACTACCTAACCACGTAGTAACTTGGGAAGATGTTACAGAGTATAAAGGATAAGGTTGTGTTGTAGAAGTTTTAGGCCAAGCTGTCGATGCAGAAGTAAAGTATAAATAATATTCGTATCCGTCAAATTTTTCAATTATATTATCTATTTGACTTTGAAGTGTAACTCTAGAAGAGCTTGTATTAGTAGAAGTTAATCCAGATGATGCTGATTCAATTTGTTGAACCTTATATCTAAAGTTGTATAATCTTTCTGTAGCAGATGAAAAATGTATAAAATTATTAAAGCTACTATAGTCAACATTTATTTGAATACCCTTCTCATCCATCATAGATTTTAACTGCTGGTAGGATGACGTTACTGAAGTTAAAAATAAAGAGGCGTAGTTATAATAAGGAGTAGTCTTACTAATTTTATCGGTTATATTAACCTTGTAGTTGGGACCTCTTAATGGAAAGGATGTTGGTAATAAGTCAGGAGTTACATTAATTGTAACATTAAATTCAGCAGGCTCTGCTACTTGAAATACTGCCCAAAAAGGAGACTTTAAATCGTAGGTTGTAGGTAGTGGTTCGTAAAGTTTAAATATAACATAGCCTTGACCTTCTTCTTCCACATAAACAGCGTTTACAGCTATTATTTGAATGTCTAATCCAAAATCAAGTAGGAAGTCAGGATAGTAAGCATCAGTACCTAAAATACCGTTAAATTCGTTAAATGCAGTAGATAATTCAAAGTTGGATAAGTCTTGGCGAGCTGCTTTAATTTCTGTTCTAGATCTTGAAATTTCTTTAATCCAAAAGTTTTGTCTAGGGTCTGGACCAGATGCTATCAATTTCCTAAAGAAGTTGTATTTAACATTTACGCTACCTCTGTTAAAGCCTTGTGCTCTTATGTCGGTTTCTGGATCTAAGTTTAATTCGCTTGTAGTTCCTGTCTTAGGATCGGTATTACTTCCAATATTATAATCGCTAATATTATAGTTACTTCCTATAACAGTACCAGCTAAGTCTTTTATAAAAAGCTCAATATAGTCAGTAGGTCCTCCAAAAGAAGGGGTAATAAAAGATTTATTAACTAATGCAAGATCAGAATTACTATACTCTTGATATTGAGCATTCGACCCTAGATATGTAATTTCAACTGTCTCCATTATAATATCTTAGTTAGATTTGTATAGTTTGAATTTGCTTCTAATAACTGCTGTCTTAAAGAATTTATTTCTTCTATATAAGCTTTTTCTGAATCTGTTAAAGTTACTCCACCTAAATACTCTGTACTTCTTGCTACTAAATATTCGTGTGAATTAATTTCTCCTGTAGCAGGTATTTGAAAAAATAATTGATTATATAAATCAAAAAATGCCTCTACTGTAACTTGCTGTGTTACGGTTGAAGTAGATACTGGATTATATAATTCATTAAAAGAAGTATCTATAACTCTTGAATAAGTGTTACGTCCATAAACTTCTTTTATTAAATCGACTTTTTCACTCATTATGGTATGACTTTAAATACTAAATTCTGTCCTGTTAATATTACTTCTTCAGCCGGTAATAATGCTAAATCTTCTGCTGCATATAAGGATAATGCATTGTAGATTGATTCTTCGTTATTGTATAAAGCTAAAGGACCAAAAGTGGTTTGGTAAATTAAGGTCTTAACAAATATACGATAATATCTATTAACTTCCAACCCATTCATATACATATAAAAGTAATTGCTGACACTATCAGCGCTAAGCTTTGTATAAGTACTATCAAAGTCTATTACCATTTCATTAGTCTTAACATCTTGTAAAGCCCAACATGAATTTTCAGATAGATAAAGTTGATTTAAGTAAACAGATTGAGTTGAAAAAGATCTTGGTGGATACGTATATCTAACACCTGTTCTAAATTTAAAATTATTACCTTGTGTAAACTCTCCAGGATTATTTGCTAAAACTAAAGTAATTTGATCACTTAATACAAAATTAGAACCTTGTGGATAATAATGGGAATCGTTCCACTTAAACTGAATTGTGGGTGGATAAATTGTATGAGTATCAACCGAAAAGAATTTTAAATCTAAAAAAGCGTTTGGATCATTTTCTATAACATCTGGATGTTTTATTATTAATCCTCTATTTTTAACAGAGCCAGTAAACCAACTATTCATTATAGTAGTTATGTCCATATTAACATCCTTATTAGCCATATAATCAAAATATTGACTACCTGTTAAGGTTCTATTCCAACTACCACCACCTGTAGTCCATGCAGCAGAACTTGCAGAAGGACCTGTATATAACCAAGAAACTCCATTTGTAGATTGAGGTACTTGTGCAAATCTACCAGTACCCATTGTCCAAGACTGAGTTAAAGCGTAGGCTTGTAGAGAATATGTTGTATTTAAGTTTTGTGCAAAAGCTAAACTTAGCTTAAGATTAGCCTCATAAGAGCCACTTACAGATTGAGATGCAAAATTTTCAAGCTTTGCTATATCAGTATTTGAAAACTGTAGTACTGCTCTTCTAATATCTGATTGTGGAAATAATTGATCTGTAGTGCTGTAATTATCATTAGCAGCTAAATCGTAAGTATAGTAAGGGTTTTGTGTAAGTAATTGTTGCTTATTATAAAATGCAACTCCATCTTGGGAATTTTTTACAGAAACTTCTAACACTTCATCCCTACCAGTATTTTTAACTGGATATCGAGAGTAGATTGTTGCATCTGCTGATGCGAATATTTGGTATACTGCCATATTATTATAATGTTACTACACGTCCTTGAATGTCTGTGTCAAGATACTTGACCTCAAAAATGGATGGATCTAACGAAGGATAGATCGTACCGTTTAGAGTTGCTCCTGCTATGTCATAACTATATTGAGAATAACCTGTATTAGTTCCTGATAAATTTGTTATAGCAATTCTATTAACTGTTTGTACACCTGCTATTTGATCTAGTAGGGTATAGATTGGAGATAGTATAATAGGTTGGTTAATTTGCCAATTATCTCTATTAAAATAAACTTTTAAAGCAGCTAAGCAATTTGCTATTGTATCTCTGGTTGAGTAATTAGGTAATACAATAATATCAAAAGAAACTTTTATATTGATTATATAGGCTGGTTTTAACCTAATAGTATCTGTAAGCATTCTATACTCTTTCAAGTATGTTTGTATGTTCTGTAAAAGAGCGGGTCCAGGAACTTCAAATTGTCCATTTACATTAAAAGAAAGTAAATAAATTGAAGTTGCTAAAGGATCTCTTTCTCCAGGTTGATTAACTACATATTGAAAGAAAGTTGCTTCATCTTTTGTAACATATGCTTTTGCTACTTGACCAAACTTAGAAGGCATACCTAAAACTATTCCTAAATAATCTTGTTGTGTTACAGCTCTCATTTGTGTTGGAAATTGAGCAAGAGTATTTAATCTCAAGTTATCTGGACTATCACCATCTCCGCCACCAATTGCTCTTTCTGCATTATTAACTGCTAAAGAAGCTTGTATAGTACCAGCTAGAGTAGGGTTTGAAGGAGTGTTATCGTAGTTAGTTGTAACACTTACTATATTTGTTAATTGATTCACTTGTACATTTGAAACTGCTCCACCACCTACTAAATACTGAACTGTTAAAGTTGTATTATATGGTGCTAAACCATAGGTGTCATTAGTAACAAAGTTGGTTGGATCAAAAGCTGTATTTAAGAGTGTTGTACCATTTACTGTACCAATTCCTACATTATTAGGATTAGGTAAGTATAAAGAAGATGTTGCTTGATTTGATATACCTGCTCCAAATTCTAACTCTAAAGAATTATTTTCTTTAAATCTAGAAACAAATCGATACGGCACTGCTTTTTTTCTAAGAATAAAAGGAACTTGATTTGCTTCAGAGTATAGTTGTGGATACGCAGCTTGTGTATTTTGTACAGATTCTAAAATAAAGTTTTGAGCTAGATAAGGTACTTCATACCATATATTACCATTACTATCTGTAACATTAATAATTTCAATTATATTAGTATCTTGAATGTTCCTAACAGGAAATCTTTCTGATGCTCCAAAAGTAAGAGTGGTTGATTTAACTTGACCAGAAATTGCTTGAGTAGTTTTCTTTAAAAGATATGTATTTGGATTGCCACCTACAGTTGTATAAACTGATATTTCGGTTGGATTTAAAGAAGACGATAAATTAAAGTTTACTGAGTTTGGAAGATAAAAGTAAATATTATTACTAACGTTTGATCTTATTTGAGCACCGTCTTCTAGAGTTAAAGCGTAATTAAAATCAGGTGTGTAGCTAGAACCTGATGCAGGTAACTGTTGATATACGTCTAAGTTAACAATAGCAGCAGAAGTTACCTTTGGTCTATAACCTAACATGTAAGCTAAGTTGTATAAGTTAGAAGGCTGCTTTGCATATTCTAAAAAAGTCTCTTGAGTTTGATTATCTAAATAAAATGCTAATACATCTCCAACATAAGCGGCCATGTCAATAAACATAGTACCAGGAGATGATGTTGAAAAATCATTATAGGAAGTAGGATAATATGCTTTTGCATACTCAATTAACGCTTCTTTAAAGGTGCTAAAGTCTTTATTGAGATATCTTATATCTTTATTAGCCATTTATGCTTAGTATTATATTGTCAGATTCTCTTGTATTTCTAATAGTATAAGAGAAATTAATTGTTAGTGTGTTATTGTTTGGATCGGCTCCAAAAGTTAATGCGGTTATAATAACATTAGGAAAATAGCTTTCTACACCTGTTCTAATTAAAGTATCTAAATTATCAGTTGTTTCAGCAGTTATTTGTTCAAATAATGAATTTCTAATACCAGCACCAAAAGAAGGATTGAAAATTCTTTCTCTTGGATCGGTTAATAAAAAGTTTATTAAATTATACTTAATCTGATCTTTCGTATTATAAACGGTTTCAAATACAGCGGGATTATTAAAAGGCAAAGAGACTCCAATTCCAGTGGAAGGTCTTAAATCTAGTACATTTATATTTCTTATATTATACGCCATTAAACTTCTCCGTTTTGTTGCATTTTAGCCATTATAGCTGTAAAATCTGGTACTGCGTTAATTTGGATAGCGTCTAGGTTTGAACTAGGTCTTGCTGATGCAAGCATACCTCCAACTGAATCGACTACTGGTGTTTCCTTAGTAAAACCTTGCATGCCTGGAAATCCAGCTGCATCTCCTGAATCAAAACTAAAACCTTCCATATCATCTTCTGACATTGAATAAGCTGTTTCTGCAAGCAAGCTCTTTAAAGGGTTATCCTTACCTACATTCGGTACAGCTAGCTTTCTAACCGGCTGAGTATTAAGGGTTCCAGGAATAGTTGTTTTTTTAGGAGCTACTGTTTCTGTGATTGATTGCTTGTTAGAAATAATAGCTTCCTTAAGAATAGTTGCTAGCTCTTCTTGAAAAACCGCTCTAACTTCTTCGCGGATAAGCTTCCTAAGTAAATCTGTTTGTCCCATATGCTTATAAATATTTGTTTATTACGTTTTTATTATCTTGATCTAATACCACCTGGGTTACTATTTTGAGGTGTTACGTTGTTTTGATTTCCTGTTTCTTTTCCTACTGAAGTAGCTACGTTTGGAGCAGATATAGCGTTGTTAGCGTCTACTTTAGATTGTTCTATTTGAGATTTAACTTTTTCAGTTGCAGCTTGCATAACAGCTCTAGTTCTAATTCTTAATTTCTTACCTCCAGGTAGATTGTTAATAAATGCATTTAATCCAGTTCCTGCATTAACATCTGTACTATCTGGTAAATCTGGATTATCTTGGAGTAAAGCATCTACGTTAAATTCTGGATTTAGAGATGTATCATCCTCTAAGTAAGCTATAGAAGTTGTAATAACGGCTAAATCAGAACCAGTAAAAGCACTAAATTGAGGTGCTACTAATTTTAGACTGACAAGTTTAACTTTCACTTCTTCAATAATAACAGCAGTATTAGTAGCAAATGTTAAATCTGATTGAGCAACTATATTACCACTTTCATTAACTGCTATACCTCTTCTACGCTTATTGACTATTGATTTATCGGTTAATTCTTCATCAACTACTC